GGATCTGTCGCCTGAGAAGTTCGGCGAGGCGATGGCTGGCGACTTCGAGAAGCACGGCGTCGAGGCCGCCCACCTGACCGGCGAGGGCGCCGCCATCCTGAACCAGACGCTCGGCGAGGATAGCCCGCTGGATGCGGCAGAGGTAACCGAGGCTGTCGCCAGCGGCGGGACGGTGCAGCTTTCCCTCGAGCAATACTGGTCGATGCCGCGAGAGGTGATCGATCAGGTCGCCGAGCATACCAGCTTTTCCTCATCCGAGCTTTCCGAGATAGAAGCAATAGAGGCAGACAACTTCATCAATACGGTGGGCAAGATTTCACCGGAGGATATCGAGGCAGAGAAGGCGCTGATCGGGGAGAACAGCGAGCTTTTCAATAAGATATACGATCTCATGCTCAGTTCCGGTTCGCTGATATCTGACCCGGCGGTGGGGCGAGCCAATGCCGAGAACATGACGGCGACCTTCAGCATCATGTCGAAGCGGTCAGGGGTTGATCTGCAAACCGTGTTTGACACGTTCATGCCGAGCGTAATGAAGCGGTCCATCGAGGAGGCACAGGCTGGTGAGGCTCGAGCGGCGCCAGCGCCTCCCGCTCAGTTCAACCCAGAGACAGACTCAGTCACCCTGCCTGAAGGCGCTGGGATGCCCCCCGGCTTGGTTGCTGAAATGAGCCTTGAGGGGGAGCCAACCACAGTCAGGCTTGCTGATGCGCCCGTCGCGCCAGAGCAGCAAGACTTTGATAGCGTTGAGGACTTTTTAAAAGCCCAAAATGTTTATGAAGAAGCCCTTCGTGACAGAGAGGCTGCAATAACTTTTCTGGAGCAGCAAGCCGCTCAGGAATCTGCCGGCGGCGTGGAGTTACCGGCGTTCCTCCGCGACTTCCGAATCCTCGACCAAGGCGGCTCCCTCCAAGACACCTCCCCAGAGTTCCAACAGTGGTTCGGTGAGAGCCAAGCAGTTACTCCAGATGGGCAGCCTCTCCTTGCCGCGCATGCTACCCTTGATGATGATATCACGGTATTTGATACTGCCGGTTTCGGGACACATATCGGTCAAGTCAAGCAAGCCAACCAGCGGCTGCGAGACATCGCGAATAAAGGCAGCGGCTTAATCCTTGATAGGAACTTGCCCGGTTCTAATGTGATGCCGGTATACCTGTCCATACAAAACCCTCTCCGAATGCCTGATGTTGGCGTTTGGCGCGACAGCGCAGCCGTGGCTGATGCTCTTATCCAGATGGATATCAACCGTGATGACGTTATAGAGATAAGGGAAGAGGCTGAGGATATTAAAAGCCAGTTTACTTACAGTGAGTTTAGTGAGGACCAACTTGTTGATGAGGATGGTAACGAGATCAGGGTCTCCCCAGACGCCAGTCCATGGACCGAGAGCCAGGAGAACCGAGACCTACTTGATGAACTCCAAAGCATCATTGAGTTTGCTGGGTATGACGGCGTTGTCTATGAGAACGCAGTAGAGGGACAAGGCGACAGTTTCATTCCCTTCGACCCCACCCAAATAAAGTCCCCCTTCAACGAAGGCACCTACGATCCAAACGAAGCGGACATCCTGAAGCAAGAAGACCAAACCCAACAGACCATCGATGAGGTCACCGAAACCCTCGGCCCTGCCGCGGCGGCCGGCGTCAAGATCGATGTCGATAGTGGCTCCACGGTGTTCAACAACGAGGACGCTGCGAGAAGCATGGCAGAGGACGGCACCGTGCTGTTCCAGGGCGTCGAGAAGCCGGTCGGCGGGCGGTTCATGCGGGGCAAGCCAAAGCGGAAGCCAAAGGGAAGGGCTGATCAGGTGGTCGCGGCTGCGCTGGATGACTCGGTGATCCGGTCGGAGGATGATATCGGAACGGTGGCCGAGGCGCTGGAGATAGCAGACCAGTACGAGACGCTGACGCCGATCGTATTGGATCGGAACGTCAAGCTGAGATACGACAAGAACAAAGGAAAGAACAAGGGATACTACGGCAACGAGAAGATGGAGTTCCCCAGCGAAGCCTACCCACAGGGGCGCAATAGCTGGGACGTTCCCGGTTGCGGACGGCTGCACTGGGCGATCGAGAACAAGCAGGACATGAAGAAGGCTTGCTACAGCATGGGCGATGCCCCGGCCTCCTGTTATGCCGAGCAACTAAAGAAGGCCAAGCAGGGTAATGTCGCCAGCGTAACCTCCAATGTTGATAAGCGCCCGCTGTTGAACAGCAAGGCTAACCACAATTATCGGGACACGGTAATTGATCTGTGGGTCGAGATGGGTAAGGAACACGAAGCCTTCCAGGCGGTCAAGAAGAAGTATGGCAGAAACTACGATATCCAGCTTTCAGCGGTGACCCTTGCAAAGGACAGGAAGCCAGTCCTTGATCTCTTTAACAACATGGTGTTTTCCGGCGCCACTAGGCAAGAAGCCCTCAATGAGGTGATAGCAAGGTTTCCGAAATTTAGGATAGCCGAAAACCCAAAGGGCGGCCTGAACATGTTCAAGCTGTCTGTCGGATATTATGTCTCGGCGAGCGGCGAGCGCCTGACCAGAGCGCAAGCGAGGAAGTATCACAGCCCAGCGGTGGTATCGACCAACCTCAAAAACGCCGAGGGCATAGACATCAGGCTGGGCGTCGATACGGATGGCTCCGCATGGCTGGCTGACGAGAGCGTGATGGACGCCATCATCGAGGCGAACCCTCGATCGGTGAACGTCTACTCCTCGGCTTATCATCGGGCGCCGCCGCCGCACGAACTGTCCCGGCGCACGATCATCAATGTGACAGTTTCCGGCTGGCATCCTCTGCCCGAAACTTTAGCCAGACTGAAGTGGGCGGAAGAGGCGCGGGCCAATGGCTGGGTTGTGATCCTGCGCGAGGTCGTCGCCAACCCGGCACAGTTCGGCGAAGAGACGGCAGCGGTCTACAACAGGTTCCATGAGGCTTTGCTGAAGACCGACTTCTTTATGATGCAGCAACCATTGCATGTGGGGAAGAAGCATGGCGAGTTAATGTGGGGCTTGCCAGGATGCTGCGTCGGCTCCAAGAAAAACCCGCACACCTGTGATGGTTGTGAGGTCACCGAGGGCCTTGGCCGTGAGTTCCAAGAGTACTGGAACATCGCCGAGGAAAACACCGAGGAAGAAACCATCCTGCCGGATAGCCCGTACAAGGGGCGTCAGTTATTTCAGTCGGATCGGGCTACCGCGACATCTCCAGCATATGCGGACTTTGGTGAGCGCAAGGTCAGAAGTGAAATTGGCAGCGCACATCCAGGGGATGACGGAACCGCTGACAAGCATTTTACCAGGATGTCCATTGATGACTTTCTTAAGCTGACGGTTTCCTCTGAAGAGGAAATTTCCAAAATTGAGGAAGAGGGTCCAAAGACATCAAACATTAAACCTTATGATGATGTTGATGCATCTGGGTTTAGTCCAGAAGAGTTTGATCTTGAGGGTGGGTTTGCTGTGCCGTTTTTAAATGTAACTCCACAGGGTAAAGTGGTTGGGCATGAGGGGCGGCACAGAGCGGTATTGTTGAAGAAAGATGGCGCAACGACCATGCCGGTTGTTCTCCAAATGCGCGGAGAGTCCTTTGCCGAGGAACACGGCCCTGCACCAACATCTTTGACTGGGCAGTTTAATGAAAGCGCGGTTGTTCAGGTTAGTTCTATAGTGGCGCATGGCAATAATTTTGACGCTATTATGGACTTGGTTGGTCCCAAGCGTCTGTTCCAAGGTGGCCTGTTCTCCCCCTCCCGCCGCGCCGTCGAAACCGCACCTCAAGAGAAGGCAACCGGCGAGCAGTGGAAGTCCCGCATCGAGCAGTCGGCCGGCACCTCGAAAGAGATGATATGGATTCCCGGCCTCGAGGAGCTTCTGAGCGCGAAGGGAACGATCAGCAAGGAAGACCTCGCGGCGTTCATCGAGCAGAACGGGATCAAGATGGAAGAGGTGGCGCTGGGTGGTGAGTTTGTACCAGTAGAAACAGATCGATACGAAGTTTTAGAGATGGGGGAGGGTTCTTACGTTGTTGTGGATCACAATGGCGCTCCAATCCCAGAGCAAGTTGAAGACGCTGCGTTCCTCGAGCGCATATATGACACTGAAGAAACAGCACAGGCGGCGATAGCAACCTTGGTTGCCGAGGATCTTCAGGAGGCGGCAGACACTGCCGATGCAGCCCCAGCCGGCGCCCCAGTCTTTGTGAACGACTACGCTACTGAGCAGGAGGTCTTGGATCAGGCGTTCGGCGACAACATGCTGATGAACGAGGCGGATGAGCTTCTCCCCAACCTCCAGATCCTCCAGAACATAGATGGTTCATGGAACCTGTTCGACATCAATGCGGAGCCGGAAGCTGGCGCCGACTGGATAGGCAGAGAGAACAGGATAAACGAACTGATCAATCTGAACATTGAGAGGATGGAGGCTGACGGCGTAGCGGTAGGGTTGACCCCAGAAGAAGATGCAGAACTGCAAGATCTGCGCGCCCAGCAAAATGCTGTGGAACCGGACCATCCTGAGAACCTATCTCCCCGCTTCACCCGATGGAACACGGGCATGAAAGGCGGGACCAACCACCGCGAGTTTTACCTGACCCTGCCGGCGGAAGCCTCCCCGGCGAACGCGAAGATGGAGGACTGGCTTGTTCCCAGCGCCCACCAGACGGGCATCCCCCTGGCCGACAAACGGCTGATCGTCCGCATCCGCGTGTCAGACTTTGTTGACGCCGATGGCAACAAGACCCTGCTCATACAAGAGATGCAGAATGACAGAGGTCAGGTTGGCGGGGAAAAAGGATTCGTTGGGGAGCCTACTTTTTATCGGGTTAAAGATGTTATCGGAAGAAATGTCGGTCCAAAATTCGCCACTATGGATGAGGCCATGGCATATTTGAACGGCCGGTCTGATGGTGTTAGCGTTGCTACGATCATTCCTAGTGTCCCCCCCATGCCCTTCCCCATCCCCTCCGAGTGGGTTCCCCTCGTCCTGAAGCGCGTCCTCCTGACAGCCACCGAGGAAGGCTACGACAGCATCTCATGGACGCCGGGTGAGGTTCAGGCTGAGAGGTATGACCTGTCGGCGGTGCTTGAGTCTCTTGAATACTCCAAGGAAGAGAACGGCACCTACAACCTTCATGGTTATCAGGAAGGCGGGGGACGTAAGGTCATCGATGAGATGGGCATCGAAGAAAAAGACCTAGCCAACTATGTTGGTAAAGAGCTGGCCGATAAGATGATCGCCGGTAAGGGCGAAGAGCGTGGCATCCGTAAGCAGTTCAGCGGCCTCGATCTCAAGGTCGGCGGCGAGGGCCTCAAGCGTCTCTACGACAAGACGGTAGTCAACAGCGCCAACAAGCTTGTAGACCGCATCCTCGGGAAGAAGTCGGGGGTGAAGGTCGGGGTGGCTAATGTGGCTGCGAAGGGAGATGTCTATCAAGTCAGAGAACATGAACTGTTTGGATATGTTGTGGTGGCTTCCAATGGACAGCCTCTTCGCAATGCTGACGGAGAGACTATAAAGTGGGATAATAGGAAGGCGGCTGAAAACCGTGCCGCTAAGGAGTCGGCGGCCTCTGGTCAGCCAACCAAAGAAGTCTGGACCCTTCCCATCACGGAAAAGATGCGCGAGACAGTAGGCGAAGAGGGCTTCTCCCTGTTCCATGAGGAGGTGCGTGGCAGCTTCGATCCACGCGATCCGAACAACCTGATCATCAACCTCTTCAATGCGGAGAACCTCTCCACGTTCCTGCATGAGAGCAGCCACCTCTACCTCCATATGATGGGCAAGCTGGTCGATCTGCCGGGTGCCAACGAGCAGTTCAGGCAGGACTACATGACCATCCTCGACTACCTCGAGGTGACCAAGCCCAGCGACCTCGTTGTGATGACCGACGCCGCCGATGACCCGGCGAGGCTACGGCATGAGAAGTTCGCCGACACATGGGAGACATACCTCAAGGAAGGCAAGGCACCGTCCGTAGAACTCATGGGCGCCTTCGCCAGGTTCAGTTCGTGGCTGACCCGCATATACGGTGCGGTGACGGATGTCAGGCGCTCCGAGATCAGCCCTGAGATCAGGGAGGTCTTCGACCGGATGCTGGCTACCGACGAGCAGATCGAGGAGGCCCGCGAGGTAAGCCGCATGATGCCGCTGTTCAAGGATGTCGAGGCGGCCGGCTGGACCGAGAAGGAACACGCGGACTATGAGGCATCGATACAGCGATCGGCAGAGAGCCAGAAGGCAGAGCTTGTCGCCAGATCCTTCCGAGACGTAAAGCGCGAAAACACCAAGTGGTGGAACGAGGAGAAGGCGGGCGAGTATGAAGACATCCTGAAGCGTCTGGATGAAGACCCGGTCTGGCGGGCGAGGTACATCCTACAGCACGGTAGACTGCCGTCAGGTGAGGAACTGCCGGAAGACATGCTGCCCATGAAACTGTCCAGCGAGTCCATCAAGACGATGGAGAACGCAGACAAGTACCGGGCGCTACCGGGCGGGACCAACATGCTGAACAAGAAGACCGGCGGTCACCCTGATCAGATCGCCGATGTGCTGGGCTTCCGCTCCGGTGATGAGATGATGCAAGCCCTTGTCGGTATGCCCCGCGACGAGAGCGGCACGTTCCTGACAGAGAAGCAGTTCGCGGAGCAAGAGGCTGAGTTGCGGATGAGGGAAAGGCACGGCGACATAATGACGGACGGCACCATGCATGAAGAGGCTCTGATGCGGGTTCACTCGGAATCCCAGGCACAGGTCATCATGCGTGAGATCAGGCAACTGAACAAGCTGACCGGGCGTTCAGGATCACCTACCAACAAGGTGGTGAAAGCCGCGGCGAAGCGCATGATCGCCGAGCGGTCCCTCGATCAGATCATAAACCACAGATCATATCTGAACGCCGAGACGCGGGCCGCCGCTCAGTCCATCGACCTTGCACTCAAGGGCGACTTCGAGGGCGCCCTGCTCGCCAAGCAGAAGCAGCTTCTGAACTTCCACCTGTACCGTCAGGCGCGGAACGCTGCCGACAAGATCGACGGCATGACCACCCGCCTGAACAGGTGGCAGAACAAGAAGCTTGATCCGAAAAACATCAACCCTGATTTCATCCGACAGGTGAAGGAGCTTCTCGCCGGCATCAGTTTCGGACCAAAGATCAGCCAGGATCGCTTCGACAAACTTGCCACGGCAACCCTCAAGGAGTGGGCTGATGAGCAGACCAAGACGTATGGCGCCCGGTTCCACATGCCGGCGCAACTCGAGGCCGCCCTCGAGAAAGCCAACTATCGGGACATGACCTTCGATGAGTTCCAGGGGCTGCACGATACGGCGAAGAGCATCGTTGAGATGGGGCGCAAATATAATGAGGCAGAGAACGCCCAGTTCAATAGCATGGTGGAAAATACCTCTGATAGCATCCTAGCCAACGCACCCAAGATCAAGAAGTTCGTGCTGGAGCATGGGAGGTTTGGGAGCTTTGGTAAATGGGGCAGAAGGTTCCTTGCCAACCATCGCAGGATATTTGATCTCGCAGAGGAGCTTGACGGGTTCGTGAGGGGCATTGTTCTGGAAAACGTCTACCTCCCCATCAAGCGCAGCAATGATCGATACCTTGACAGAAGCACCATTGCCGGTGAGCAGTTGGCGGAAATATTTGACGCCTATACCTTCAAAGAGAAGTGGCGGTTCTATGACAGGATGCACATCGAGGAAATCGGTCAGGATGTTTCTCTTGGAACGCGCCTTATGTTCGCCCTCAACATGGGCAACGCCGGCAACGTCGAGGCGATGCTGAACAAGGACACCGGGTATACGGAGGAGCAGATCAATGCCGTTCTAGCTACCTTGAGCGACAAGGACTGGGATGTGGTCGAGGCGCTCGCGAAGCATATTGAACAATACTGGAACGATCAGGTTGACGAGAACGGCAATGTTGTCTGGGGCGGTATCGCATCTCTCGAGGAGCGCATGACCGGCGTCATCCCTGCCAGGGTGGAACCCGTGCCGTTCGTGACGCCGCACGGGCGCACCATGCCTGGTTGGTACTTCCCTCTGGTGGCTGATCCTCGAGGCGGCAAGGGTCTGGATGACATGGACGCCCGCAATAGCCTGGACGGCTTTCTCGGAGGCGGTCATGCCAAGGCATCCACCAAGCACGGCAGTACCATAGAGCGTGTGGGCTGGGGTAACGAGCGGCGCGTCTGGCTCGATCTGAGGGTCATCTTCATGCATGTGGACGGCGTCATAAAAGATATCGAAATGCGGGAGGCTGTCCACACAACCCACCGCATTATCAAGCACAAGAAATTTAATGACGCGGTGACCGCGGTCAAGGGTGAGGAGGGCGCCGTGCAGTTCACCTCATGGCTGGAAAATGTCATCGGCGGAAACAAGCCGCCCAAGGATCCGTATGAAGAAGCCATCCTGTGGGCGAGAGCGGGCGTGTCCGTAGCGGAGATGGGCTTCAGCCTCAGAACCATGCTTCAACAGCCGGTCGGCACTACACAGTCCGCTGCCTATCTTGGTGAAAAGTACTGGGCTATCGGATGGGCAAAGTACATGAAGGGCATGAACCCGCATGGTGGCGAGGGCGCTGGCGGTTGGATCGCCAATGATGCCGTGCAGGGCGTGATGGAACTGAGCGCCTTCATGCGGAACCGCACCAAGTCCTTCAGCCGGGATGTGAAGGACGTTGAAAATCTGCTCGGTAGAACCGGGCTTAAGGCGGATATCGTAAATGCCAGCTTCATGGGCATAGCACAACTCGACTTGATGGTATCGGTGCCGACCTGGATAGGCGCTTTCGAGAAGGCGAAGGATGAGGGCTTGTCTGATGCTGACGCCATAGACATGGCTGATATAGCAGTTTCAAAAACCCAAGGGTCTGGTCTTCCGCGAGATATGGCTGACATCCAACAGGGACCGGACTGGAAGAAACTGCTCACAATGTTCTACTCCTACTTCAGTGCATATCACGGTATGCAGACACGGGAGTGGAAAAGGCTGAACATGAAACAGCCAAAGTCCGTTGGTAGGTTTGCCGTGAACCAACTCTACCTGACGATCATCCCATCAATTTTGATCGACGCGCTGTTCGGTTCAGAGATGCCTGATCTTGACGATGACTGGGACGAGTGGGCAATGTGGAGCGCAGGGTCAATAGGGAAACTTCTCTTTGGTGGTATCACTGGTGTAAGGGAGTTGGCAAACTCCTTCGCTACTGGATATGGATATCAGATGTCCCCAGCGATGAACGTCGCCAAGATGACGCTTCGAGCCGCAGAGCAAGCAAAGCAGGGCGAGTGGGACGCCGCTGCTTGGAAGGCCGGCGCCATGATGGCTGGTTATCTTGCGCGGTTCCCCGGCGCCCGTGCTTTCGCGAGAGCGGGCGATGTTTTGTTTGATGAAGGCACTGAGGCATTACAGAGTTTTGAGGGTTGGTGGCGACTGTTGGTCCGCGGCCCCGAGAAGAAGAAGTAGGAGAAGACCATGACGCAGACAGACAGGATCTCAGGACTGGAAACCAGTCAGGCCCTCAAGGCTCCGGTCAAGGCGGCGACGACGGCGAACATCACGCTCTCAGGGGCGCAGACGATCGACGGCGTTGCGGTCACCGCGGGCGACCGGGTGCTGGTGAAGGACCAGGACACCGCCACAGAGGACGGCATCTATCTGGTGCAGACCTCCACATGGACCCGAGCCAAGGACTGGAACGGAACCCGTGACGCCACCGAGGGAACGCTGATCACCATCAAGGGCGGCACCGTCAACAACGATACCATCTGGCGGTCGAGAGCCACAGACGATCCGTATGTGATCGACACGGTCGAACCCAACTTCGGCATCGCCGAGTTCTTCGGGCCGGTCGGCGGCAAGATGAAATATAACTTCGACAGTTCGACCACGGTATCCGAGGATCCCGGCGACGGCGACTTCCGGCTGAACAACGCGACGATCGCATCTGCCACGGTGATCTCGTTCTCGGACAACTCTGCCGACAGCGGCGAGCCGGATATGTCTCCCTTCATTATCACATGGGATGACAGCACCAACCTGGCTCTGCGCGGAACCATCACGATCTCAGAGATCGGGGCGCCCGAGGTCTTCGCCATCTTCTCCGTCAGCGGCGGCGTCACCGATGGAACGACATATGTGGATGTGCCGGTTGCTTATGTGAGCGGGTCTGGTTCGTTCACTGCCGCCACGGGGTACAACATTTCATTTGCGCGAACGGGCGACATCGGATCACCGACGATCGAGTTCGCCTTTGATACCTCGACATCGATGGCGGACCCGGGTACCGGTGAGGTGCGCTTCGATAACGGCACCGTAGGCTCAGTCACAAACCTTGCCTTCTCCAACCTAATGAACGGAACCGGCAACCCTGACATCTCCGACTTCATTGCCACATGGGATGATTCCTCGAACAGCGATATCAGGGGAACCATTACCCTGTTCAATACGACATCGCTCGGCGAGTTCGCCATCTTCAACGTGACGGGCGCCGTCACCGACAATACGAGTTGGCTCCAGGTGCCGGTCACATATGTGGATTCCAGCGGGACGCCGGCCGCATCAGATGTGTTTTCGATCGAGTATAGCAGAACTGGTGACATCGGTGAGGGCGCGGGCGTTCGCATGAAGTGGGATACCGATACGACTGACGCCGATCAGGGCGCTGGTACCGTCTGGCTCAACAACGCCACAGTGGCGAGCGCGACCATCGTCTATATGGATGACGTTGAGGATGCCGGGGGGGCCAGTGTAAACTCCTGGGTGGACAGTTTTGATGATAGCACTGCGACCATCCAAGGCACGCTGACCCTCACCAAGCAGACTGATCCTGCCGTGTTCGCCATCTTCAACGTCACGGGCGCCGTCACCAGCGCCTCGACCTACTCGAAAATAGCCTCGACATATGTGACCGGCGCTGGGTCTTTCTCTGCCGACGACAAGGTCACGGTCAACTTCTCACGCTCTGGCGACAACGGCGTCGATGGAACCCTCGCCGGTCCAGGCTCATCGACGGATAACAGTCTGGCGAGGTGGGACGGTACGGACGGCACCACGCTGAAGGACGGCGCCGTCATCGGAACGGATGTTCAGGCGTTCGGAGCCGTGCTGGATGACTTCAATACGCTGGGAGCGGCGGCATCTGATGGTCAACTGATCGTGGCTACCGGGGCTGGAGCTTTCGCATACGAGAGCGGCGCGACGGTACGGGCATCGATAGGAGCCATCGCCACGGTGGTCGAGGATACCAGCCCTCAGAGTGGCGCCAACCACGATATGAACTCCTTCAACCTTCTGTTCGATGACGCAACAGGCATACTCGACAGCGCCGGCAACGAACACCTGATATTTCAGGAGACAGTCTCTGCCATCAACCAGTGGGAGATGACCAACCAGGCGGCCGGCAGTCCGCCATCACTCGGTCCTGCCGGCGGGGACACCGACATCGACGCCCGCTGGCTGACCAAGGGTGACGGCATCCACAACTTCTCGGGTGCCTCGGCGCAGTCAGGAATCACCGCCCTGACCAGCACCACCAACTCCGTCGCCATCGATCTGGCTGACAACCAGTACTACTCCCACCTCTTGACGGAGAACACCACGCTGGCGAACCCCAGTAATATGCCTGTCTCTCTAGGCATGGAGTTCGCGATGTTCATTACCCAGAACTCGACCGCATACACTTTGGGCTACGGAACCTTCTACGAGTTCGTCGGCACCACGCATACGGCGATGTCTACCGCCGTCAACGCGCAGTCCAGGCTCGACGCCATCGTGCAGTCGTCAACGTCAATTCAATGTGTACTATCAAATGGGATAGCCTAATGGGACAAATTGCAAAACTGACCAGCGGTGATCTTCCGGTCGCCGAGTTGATCGAGGACAATGCAGGGGTCTTCCTCCCTGACTTTCCAACGTCAGAGGGATCGTGGCAGAGCCGCAAGATATGGGACATGTGGTCTGACGCCGAACTTAACAACGCGGGCTACGCCAGGTTCTCCGAGGTGCTGCCCGGTGCAGACGAGGTATCGACGGGAGCGTCGGATGTCTTCACTGCCGGCGTGGTGACGCGCACCCATACCACCGACCTCAAGCCGGTGGATGAACTCAGAAGCCAACTGCGTCAGGCTACCCTCGATCATCGCCGGATAGTGGCCGGTGGCGGGTTGACCTACTCGGGGTATCCGTTCGCGACGAACACCTCGGCGACGAACGACATCAACCTGATCTTCAACGCTCTCAATGCCGGCGAGACGTTTCCCGGGAACACCATCCCGTGGGACACGATGGACGGTCAGGTGCTGAACGCCAACGAGGCTCAGTTCCTCGCCTTCGCTAAGGCGGTGGCGGCGCACAGGATCAAATGCACGAAGGCGGCGGCGGCTCACATCGACGCCATCATAGGGTTGGCGACGGCGCAGGAGGTGGTGGACTATGACATCACTTCCGACATACTCGGGTCCGAGTGGCCCGTGAATCCGGTGGTCTGATATGCTGTTCGGTGGCATGAGGCGAGGGGCATCACTGGTTACTGGTGAGGCGTTCAGTGTCACCAATTCTGGTGACTTTGAGGGTAGCTCTAGCCAGTCCCTCTCAGTAACGTCTGGCAGCGGCAACGTCGATAAATGGACCGCCGCCTTCTGGCACTTGAGAGAAAGCACAGGGTTCAGCCGGATGTTCGGTGGCTCTAGCGCCGAGGACTTCTTTCGTTACTTTAGCAACGATAAGGCTGAGTTTAAAGTAACTGGCTCAAACTACACACTGCTCACCACAGCAACCTACACCGATACCACAAATTGGCACCACTGGACGGTGGTTTACGATTCTGGAAATGCGACCGGTGGAAATCGCATGAGGATTTATTTTGATGGGACCGAGGTCACTGGCTTTGATACTGATACTAATCCTCCGCAAAACACTGACGCGACACTTAATGACGGTAACACCAATTACATTGGGACACATGCTGGCGGCAACCAACACTTTGATGGTTTGATCGCAGAGTTTTACATGATCAATGATTATGTAGGTACACCGTCTGATTTCATCGATGGCACACCCGGCAACCCAATAGAGTTTGACGCCAGCGCCTCCACAGATACCCACCTTCAGTTTAAGAGTAGCGGCAACCTTGGTGAAAACACTGGGGGGCTTGGAGACTGGACGAACAACGCTGGCGTTGTTCAGTCAGCCAGCTTCCCGCCGTAGGAGTTTTGATGAAACTGCTCACCATCATAACCGTGATCATATGCTGCATAGCATTGACCGCATCGGCGCAAGTATCGCGCTCCGACCTGGTCAAGGCGATGGAAGAGCGGCACGGCGAGCGGCCGGCGGCATGGGGGTTAACATCTACCGGCGCGGTGCTTGAGGTGTTCAAAACCCATGATGGTGCAAATTGGACGCTGATCGTCACCACGACCGATGGAACCTCGGGCATTTTGGGGTCTGGAACAAACTGGACCCAAACCCCATTTAAACGGTTCCCCTGCCCCCGCGGCAACCTCTGTCTGGATGTGATGAAATGATAGAGAAAATGAAACGCTGGAAGACCCTGATCGCCACGCTGATCTTTCTGATTCTGGCGCCGACCGCTCTCTTCGCCGCCATAGACGAGGCTCGCTTCTGGACATGGCGCTGGGAGTTCACCGACCATGAGTCAAGAGTCATCGCTCAGTTCCAAGAGATAGAGACCGCCGCCGGCGCACAGATTGAACAGGCTGCAGCCGACTTCAAGAAACGGGATTTGGAGATCCTTGAGATCCGTTTGCGCGCCGCCAGAACCGAGGCGCGGGCGTTGCGCCAGGCCAAGCGCACACGCGGCAGCAACCCCGAGCTTCGCCGGGACATAAAGGAAAACGAGGAGTTGACCGATAAAATCAAACGGGAAATCCAGTTCATCAGGTACGGCAAATGATCTGGGACCAGTATCAAAACTTCAACGAGGATGAGTTCCGCTGCCCGTGCTGTGGCGCGGCAGAGATGACCATGCGTTTCATGGAAACACTTCAGCACTTGCGCGTGATCTTTGGCAGGGGGTTGACCATATCGTCAGGTTTCCGCTGTGAAGACCACAACGCCTCGATCGGTGGTGGGGCGCCTCATCCCACCGGCAACGCTGCCGACATCCCGATCTATGGCGAGGACGCCCACCGCCTGGTCACGTTGGCAATGCCCCTGTTCACCGGCATCGGCTTCAAGCAGCACAGCATGATGGACAAGCGTTTCATCCACCTCGACCTCCTCGAGCCGCCGCATCCGCGGCCGAGAATCTGGACATATGCCTGATGAAAATTTACATCGACGGAACCTGGAACACGCCGGCAGACCGCTCCAATATTGTGAAGCTGCATGAGAAATATGGCGGGCATTATTTCAATGGGCCGGGAACGAAGGCGTTTTTCCTCGACAAGATATTTGGCGGGGCGTTTGGTCTGGGAACCCAGGACATCGTGGACAAGGCATTCGATCTATATCAGGGGCGCACTGATGATGAGCCGGTCCATATCTTCGGGTTCAGCCGCGGTGCCGCCGCCGCCCGTATGCTGGCGGCCAGGATCTGTGGTGACGGTGGTGAGGTGGATGGTCTGCTCTGCTTCGACACGGTCGGGGCCTTCGGTATCCCGGTGAACATCCTCGGCATCCCGTTCCAAACCATCAACCTGTTCCACGATATGAACGTCAGCCCTCAAGTCAAACACGCCTTCCACGCCCAAGCCCTTCTCGAGAAGCGGCCGGCGTTCGTCGGCACTCCGATGAAGGAGCGCCCCGGCGTGGTTCAGAAAGGATTCAACGGCGACCACTGGTATGTGGGGTCATCGGCTGAGACATTTAAATGGATGGAAAAGAAGATGAAAGTAATTCGGTAGGCGTCCCGCGCCACCGCCAGAGACGCCTCCCTGTAAACTTAACGCCCCCGGTCGATCATGTGCCGGGGGTTTTTTTGTCGAACCACTTCCTTCTGTGAGGACTCTGTCTTGCGAAGTCCTCGGCGAGTTGCTTCAGGTTGACCCTGTAGTTTTCCTCGAACGTATCATGCCCGATGGCGTGAGCCTCACCATGGTGAAAGCTGCACAGGCTTACCGCCCAGATATCACTTGGTCGGATCGACGCCGCGCCGTCTGTCCCCGCCCTAACGTGGTGCGCCTGTATCTTACCGATGCAGCCGCCGTGCATGTAGACTGAACAAACGTGTCCTCGGATCCACTGAAGATGCGACGGACATCTGATGCGCCCATCGTCCTTGGTCTTCTCTCGCTTGCGGCGGGGCGGGGTCATCTCGGCTCCCTGAAATGTACGATCAACCAAGCGATGGCGCCCAGCCCGAGGATGGGTGGTCCGATCGACATCCACTTGGCGACATGAAACATGGGTTCGAGTTCCATCAGGCTCTCCCTTGATCGTCAGGGTGCGGGAACATTGTACCCAGCGACGCGGCGAGGGCATAGTACTTTTCCATGAAGTCGCCCCACTCTACTGTGGTCAGATCCTTGGTGGAGTAGGTCCGGTACTCGACATCATTGAAGACAACCACCTTTGGCTCAAGGAACTTCTCTTTAATAATTTCGTGCAGATCATCTTTAAATATCCCGGTATCATCTGAAAAGAGCGAGTGGCACATCCATAGCCACTTGTTCTGATCTGCCGTTCTTTGGCGGGTCTTTCGTTTGACCTCTACGGTCCACTCTTTCTCAGGATCGAGGGCGTAGACCAGAGCGATGACCCGCGCCTTCGATGCCTCAGAAAATATTTTGTTGATGCTCATCTTTCTACACCAATGGGCGCCCATCGCTATCCAGCGGCACATCTTCATCTAAGTCAATATCATGCCGCCAGCATCGATGGGTTTTTGCTGCCCATAAAATCATTTCCCAGCCAGCAAAAAGAAAAACCACAACCCAAAATTTGGTTGAGATGGCTGGAGTGACTGTCATTGCAAAGCCGACTGCCAAAATATGCAGGGCGCACCATTGACCTCGGCGTTGCTCTCTATATGTCATCGGACCCTCGAAACCTGATCTTCGAAGATGACCGCCCCTTCGATCTCACGGGCGCCTGTCTTGATGTAGGCACGAAGCGCCTTCTCGAGGTTGTCCTCGGTGAAGTAGGGACGCAGCGCCTCGAGGTCGATGGTGCCGCGGTCCAGATCGCGGAACGTCCAGATGGTGTGGAGGCTGGAGACGGAGCCGCCGCTGGTCGAGCGGGTGCGGGAGAGGTCGGCGGCAGACTGCTCCGCGGCCTTCTCGGACTTGGCCGCTTCCTCGGCGGCTTCGATGGCTTCCTCTTCTGCCTCTACCGCTTCTTCGAGGTGGGCGTCAGCGGTGGCAACCTCGAGCTTGCGGGCGGCTTCCTCTTCCGCCTCCTTGGCGATGCGGGCATCCTCTTCGGCTTTCTTGGCGAGGGCAATGCGCTCGAGGCGGGCGACCTCCTTCTGGTAGTCGGTGAGGGCCTGACCGCACTTCTTCTTGATCTTGTCGAGGCTTTCCTTAACGTCCTTGAAGAAGCCATCGACGCGGCGGCCGCCTTCGAGGTACGGCTCCTTCTCTTTGACCCGGCGACCATCGCTGTCCTTCATGCATGACGACAACTGCTTGATGTAGTCGCCGATCTTGGCGGCGGCTTCAGGGCTGTCACACTCGGGGACGCGCTCTTCCGCATCCACCAGTTCCTGCCGGCGGGTGAGAAGGTCGGCGTGTTCTTCAGTCAGCCGGTCCTTGATGGGTTCGGCGTCGAGCGGGGCTTCGTTGTGGCCTAAGCCGGGTTCAGTTCCTAAGTCCATGGGTATTTTTCCTTTTGATCAGTGAAGCTATCGTTGCATACTTTCCAGACGGCGTCAGCCATCTCACCAGAGTTGTGGATGAACCACCGCGGCGGGTCATTGCGAAATGCCATCCACCCACTGTGACCGTCAGGATCGACGGCATCGGCACCATCGAAGAGGTCACCGAACTCATGCTTGTCGCGGTTCATCATCACGCGAACCATCATCTTGAAGTCTTCCTGTTCCATCAGGCGTCCCCGTCTGGCGTTTCCAGTTCCTCGCGGCGTTTGGCAATCAGACCCTTGAGTCCATCGCTGTCTTCGTTCCCCTCGTACCATGAGGGGAGGTCATGGCGTAGCTGGTCGATCACCTCCATGTTCTCGACCTGTATGACGTTGAGTTGATCGATGGTGGTGGCTTTGCGGAGAGCGCCAGAGAGGGCGCGGGCGGCTTCCGACAGCTTGCTCTTGCCGAGGGGACCAGCCCACTGCGCTTGTGCAGTCTCACCGTCATCGTCCTCTTCAGTCGCGGCGAGTCCGAGGATAGCCATGGCACCCAGTCGTTTTGCGTAGGTGACCGCCGCCATGAAGTTTTGCATCGTCGGCTCAACGTCTTTGCCGTCTTTGCCTTTGGACCTGATCAGGAGCGGGGCGCCATCGTCCTCGATGAACTGACCGCTCTTGTGGCTGAGACGGGTCTTGAGGAAAGCCTTGGTGGTGCCGTCGAACGAGATGTGCGTCACGCCGTGCAGTATGGTGAGGTCGTTCTTGGTGAGGATGGGGCGGTACATCTTGATGACCTCATCCAGTGGTGCATACTTGCTCTTGTGGAACGGGTTGTCGGCGGTCGCCTTCACGTTGACGAACGCGCCCTGCGCCTTCGACAGCGCCTCCATGAGTTCGTTGGTTTGTTCTGAGGTGTTCATTGGTTGCTCCTAGAATGGGATTTCATCATCTATGACAGGGTTGTCCTCGACCGGCGTGTCGAGTTCACGGTTGTCCTCATCGCCATCATACTGATCTTGGGTGCCAGAAGCGGGCGCACTGTCTGACCGCTTGTCCAGCATCTGAAGTTGGGCGTTGAAGTTCAAGACCACCTCGGTGGAGTAGCGATCGACGCCGTCCTTGTCCTGCCACTTGCGGGTCTGAAGCTGCCCCTCGACATATACCTTGGAGCCTTTCTTCACATACTTCTCGATGACCTCGTTGAGGTGCTTGTTGAAGCAGACCACGCGGTGCCACTCCGTCTTTTCTTTACGCTCGCCCGTGGACTTGTCCTTCCACCGCTCGCTGGTGGCGATGGAGAGGTTGCCGATCTTGTCGCCGCCGGCAGACATCCTGATTTCAGGATCGCGGCCGACGTTGCCGACCAAGATGACTTTGTTGACTGAACTCATGTCGCATATACTCCTCTGTCTACCCACTTACTGTGGAGGTCTTCATTGGCGGCTTGCTCACGATCACGTAACGCCCATTGGGCGTCGATGTAGGTTTCGTGACCATTGGTGAACCGCTCCTCGATGCGAGCCATCACGCAAGCGTGACGGGCTGGGCGTCTGGTTGATTTGAACATTGAGTTTCCTTTGCAGCGGCAGTTGATAGTCTGCCTTTGTTGCACAGACAGAAAACATTTGCAACATTTCATTTGCATGTGCTACAAAGATAATGAAGGAGATTGGAATGAAACTCAAAGCATATCTCGACAAGCCGAGAAAAAAACGTCTTACCATGGAGGCGTTCGCTGAGATGATCGAGCGCGATGTCAGCACGGTTTCACGCATCTGTTCCGGTCAGCATCGACCTGACTGGCCGACCATGGATCGCATCTTCATCGCCACCGCCGGCAGGGTTAAGCCAAATGATTTTCAGGCATCCAAATGATCCAGATCACCCGGCGCACCCGCTACCGCTGGCTCGTCACAGTCGATCGCGTGCAGATCGCCACGATCACCCAGGTCGGCACCGTCTTCTGTGGCTACAACTATTTCGGCGACCTCATCGCAGAGGCAATGAGCCTGGACATCATCGATCGGAAAATGAGGAGGATCTATAATGAGTGCTAAGTGCATACCCGTCTACCGCCGCGGTCCCGCCCGAGGTTGCAGGGACACCATCCCGTTCAAGAACCACCGCCACATGGGCGAGGTCATGGCAGAAGAGAGGGGCGAGAAGTATGTCAGCCCGCAAGATGCTGCCGTGACAGATTTCGCGAGAGACAGTTTCAAGTGAGGTGGCGCAACATAAAAACGGCCCCGAAAGATGGTACTCCTGTTTTGTTGTGGGCAAACCGTTTCGGCTGGGAAAAAGGCGGGTATGCTATTGTGTGCGGCGCTTACTATTTCAGACAATGGAAAATATACGGGGCGGCACAAGGGATGCCATGCGAAGGCGACAACACTAGTCGCCAATGGCTTGACGAGGTTGACCCAACGCATTGGCAGCCACTACCGGCCCCGCCCAAATGACAACCGCCCATCAAAAGATAATACGTGATCAGCGGGCCGATGCTGATTCAGACATTGATCTGTTTGGTAAATGGTGGATGCGCCATGACTTGACGCTTGGGAAAACTACAGTGCGCCAGGTTTCTGTTGCCACCGCGAAAACCATCATTGATAAATATGAGTGGCTGGGGACGATGCCCGCAATTATATTGCATTGTTATGGCATATATTTTGATGGGGGGCTTGGTGGAGCCGTTGTTTTTTCACCAGAGTATGCTGAAAACTTAGGGGTGTGGGACCGCTACGGATACACCGGTAAAATAATTTGCCTGTCGCGGGGGGCTTGCGCCCATTGGACGCCAACCGGCACCGCGACACGATTGATCGGCAAGGCCATCAAATATTTGCCGAAAAAATACGAGGTTGTCACGGCAACCGTTGACTCCGAAGCGGGGGAAATCGGCACAATATACCAAGCCGCCAATTTTATTTTCGTTGGACAAATGTCCGAAGGCGGGCGGCGGGTTTCATTTGCCAAGGATGGCAAACTAGTTTCAGCGCGGCAAGCACAGCGGGATTATGGCACAAGGGGCTTGGGGATTTCTGAAATGGGCGCGGAAGGCGTGAAACAAACAGACCGGAAAAAGCGATATTTTTATTTCTGTGGCAACAAAACCGTTCGTAAAAAAAACCGTGCGGCCATCGAACACCTGATAAAGCCCTACCCCAAAAGAGACAACCAGAAATAAAGCATGGCAATTTTCAGCAATACCGTTTACGGTATGGGACGGAGTGAGGGACAGCCAGTAGCTCTGGTTGATCGCCTGTTCGATCTCACCTCTTCCGTTTCTTAACCGCCTAACAGGAGGTAGCCAATGTCCAATAATCAATCCCCATTTTTTGTTTATGTAATGGAAATCCCCAGCTATGGGGCCAATGACCATTGCAAGATAGGCGTATCCAAAGACCCTGATAAAAGATTGAAATCTCTTAGCAAGGGACATGGGTGGTGTACATCTGTGTTTAAGTCATGGCCTACTTTTCGCGCCGACGCCTTCCGAGTTGAAGCGATGGTTATAGCAAACTTTACACGAATGTCTGGCCGCGAGTATTTATCTGAATCTCCCACAGAGGTTGCCCAGTTTGTCGATGACATTTTGTCTCGGGAGGTGGCGCTATGAGTTCAGTCCCATACATTAAGTTCTATCCCACCGACTGGCGCGGCGGCGTAGCTCTGCTCACCGACTTTCAAGAGCTTCTCTATTTCAAAATATGCGTCCACAACTGGGACACGGGCGACGGCATCCATGAAGATGTGGTCCCGCGGCTTTTTCGTGATCCATGCGAGGGCATTGCTGACGCATTGCTGACGCTTACAGAGATGGGAAAGCTATCCTATGCGGACGGCAAATATTTTAACCAGCGGGCATTGGATGTCCACCATGAAGCCCAAGAAAGGCGCACCCAAGCCAAGGGTGCCGCGGCTACACGCTGGAAAGATAAGAAGAAATTAAATAATGCTGATGCATTGCCGACGCAAGCAAACAGCACATGCCAACCAGAACCAGAACCAGAACCAAAGAAGGTTAAGAAAGATATAGATCAAGCTGAGATGGGCTTCGATATATTTTATATGCAGTACCCAAGGAAGGTGGCCCGCGGTCAAGCCTTGAAGGCATATAAAACTGCACTCAAGAAGGTTACTCACAACGTCATCATGGAAGGCTTAATGAAATACTCTATGGCGATGACCGGCAAGGACAAGAACTTTATCAATTACCCAGCAACATGGCTGAACGGAGAAAGGTGGTCAGATGAAACAGGAGATATCAACCCAGAACCCAACCCAGACAATCCAGTGGGTGGAGGACAGTCTGGCTCTATCGCTGGGGTCATCAGTAAACTCCGAGTTGAGGCCGGTGGTGAACCGTGACTTTGAGATCACCAAGTACGCTGTCGGCGACCTGACCGGTGACCAGATCGATGAGGCGATCTCCACCATCAACAAATACTGCGAGCCGATGGCGGCCGATGAAATGCTGGTGCTGGTCGGCGCCATGTGGGCGATGACCAAACAGGCGAAGCAGACCGCCGGCTCGATGGAGACGATCATCAAGGTCTACTGCAAGCAGTTATCGGAGTACCCGGCGGATATCGTGCGGGAGGTTCTGACCAAGTGGCCTGAGAACTCGAGGTGGTGGCCGGCGTGGGCTGAACTGAAGGATGAGATCGACTGGCGGAACAAGAGAGAGAAGATGCGCGAGGCATTGGTTCACAAGAAGCTGGGTCTAGGTAAATGAAGGTGCTTCTATCCTATCCTGAATTACTCCAGGCTTCCATGGTTGGTGTGATGCGCCGCATCATGGCGATCAAGAAAAACAGAACCCCATATGATGGCATCGGTGGTGATACGGAATGGCAAGCGGATATTGTTGGTGCGATAGGGGAGTGCATCCTGTCCAAATATTTGAACATCTACTGGTCGCCAGAAGTCGGCAAGCTGGATACTGAACAAGGCGATGTGGCTGGGTATCAGGTGCGGGCAACGTCATGGAGAAATGGCAACCTGAGAATAAAGAAGGCTGATGACCCTGAAGATATTTTTGTTCTTGTCACAGGAGAGAACACGGCGGCGCTGGAGTGGACTATACGGGGCTGGTGTTATGGCGGCGATGCTCAGAAGGAGGAGTACTGGGTGTCTAAACAGAAGGACAGGTGGGCATATTTCTACCCGCCCGAACTGTTGGAACCCATAGAATCGTTGACACAAGAACGTGAAATGGGCTAAACCACATATCAGCGGTGTATTTTCCTCCCCGGATTCACACCATCCAAAGAGAAACGCCAGCGGCTTGAAGCACCGCTGGCGTTTTTTTTGCGCCTCCTTTATTTGTTGATCTGGTTCAATGCCCGCCGGCAGACCTCGACGTAGGACGGGTGGTAGAGATACCAGTAAGTCGTAACGTGGACGCACTCGGAGTATTGAAGGCGGGTCATGCTACACATCCTTGAACGAAGTCATGGCAGTCTTCCTTGTCGCCGCTGTAGACGACCGTGCCATTTTCCTTCACCACCCAGAGGTCAGGTATGATCTGGTTGGCTTTCTTTTCGCGGGCCTGTTCGATGTTGTATTTGAACATCTCTCTCTCCATTTCAGGTTGCGTTTCAGTGAGAGCGACTGGCGTCTACGGTCTACTGGCTAGGCTTCTGTGATCCGTTGGCGGCTACAAGGACGGTTTTGCCAATTTCGCAAATCTTAGTTACCCGTTACCTACCGCTATCGTGACATCCTACCTAGATACTTTGAAAACTTATCAGGGCTTTTAAGGTCTACATGGGTACCAACCTGTGCTTGATAGCTCTCGCCCGAAGCAGTTCGTAATCATTTCTCGTCAGGCATACGCGCTCACTTTCCTTCTAGTCTTCACCTCGACCAATCGCTCTCACCCTTTAGGCCCCAGTGCATTTCTGCATCTGGGGCTGGGGGGGGGTGCTGGAAAAACTTAGGCG